CATAAACTTCGTCCGGAACCAACTGCAATATCATTCGAACTGGGACTTTTGTTTTCCTTCCGATGAAAACGGACATTTCTTTTGTTCCGAAGCCTTTTTTCTTAAAAGTGTATAATCGTCAAAACAAAAAGTACATAAATTTAAAACGAAAAGTACATTTTTCGGGCTTTTTTCAAAAAACAAAGGGATAATCTTATTCTGGTTGCCCCTTTGTTTTTAATACTGTTTAAATTTGTCAGACGTTTAAATCGATTCGGACTGAGAAACTTTATAAGAATGGGGACGGAGGCATTTTTCAGCCTCCTTTTATTTTTTACTTATTATGAATTAGAAATACATACGTACTCTTCTAGATAAACTGGCTGTAAAACAGTGGTTCCACCCATAATGACAAACTTACCCTTACCGTATGCTAAATCTCGATACTCCATAGCCGATGGGACATTAAACTCGGTCCAACTTGTTCCGTTTTCCGACATCAAACCCTTAGTCGACTGATTAGCCTTCATTATAATCTTGTAGTCATTATATACAACCTTACTCCAATCTAAGTTGGTAGTTATAGGTAACGATACTTGCTCCCAAGTAATTCCATCACTAGATATTGCGATAAAATTAGCTACTTTTGCCGTTGCAATAAATTTACCCAACCAAGGGACAAAGTCTACATGTATCCAATCTACATGGGTACTAGGAAGTTGAATTTCAGTCCAGTTAACTAAGTCAGAACTATAAGCTAAATCCCCCCCATGATAAATAACAACATAAGTTCCGTTACCGAATGCAGCATCTGCCCACCATCTTGCTGAGGGCAAAGTAACTTGTGTCCATGTTATTCCATCTAATGAATAAGCAACTTTATCTAGCACAGCTCCACTTACAATAAAAAATCTATCATTGAAAAATTTGACAATCTGTGGACTATCAATGGGGGTGTCTCCCGTGTTAGAGTCTGAATAGAACCAATTAATGCCATCATAGGAATATGCTACATATTCGGAAGTAGAACATGTTACAAACATACCATTGCCATAAGCAATAGTATAAAATGAACTTCCAGGCAAAATATGGGCTCTATACCATGCTATTCCGTCATAGGAATATCCAATAGCTTCTGAGTTTCGTATTGCAACATATACTCCCTTTCCATATACGATGCTTTGCCATTCCCCACCGTTTTGCGATACAATATGATCTTGTGGTTCTCCTTCAACCCACGAAGCATTCTTTTTCAAGTATCCACACATAATGCCATCCTCTTTGACATAATATGTATGATTTGCCACAGCATCAACCATCTTTGGAAGCTGCGTAACTATGGAATATCTTGGTGCTGCTAAAGTATTCAGTTTATCTTGTAACCCCTTTACACTATCAATTGGTAGGATGTCCATCTTTTTACTGACCACATTTTGCAAATTGCTTAATTCCTCAGTGCCCAAATTTCCAAAAGTAATATCATCTGTGAGCAAATTTTGCCCTTGTAATAATGTAACAACTATGTTGCTGTTTTGAAAGAACGTTGTATATAGGTAAACATCTACACCATCTAAGATCTCTTGTTCTTCCTCCATGTGAGTTCTCTTGTTACAGTAAACTTGTGGTGTGCCGAGAACATGGTGATCAAATACCTTGTGTCCATAGCTATCATCGTAAATGCCAATCATGTCAATAGACATATTGCTAACCATACCTATATCATTCACATAGTTGCTCAGCAAAGTAAAGTTGCTAAAATTAGAACAATCATCAATGCTCATTATCTTAAAGCACTTAGCCGTACCATTATTACCAGTCGGTATAGTAATGGTGTTCAAATGCATGACTTTATTATCAATGTGGTTTTTTAGACTAGCACCCTCTATAACTTTTTCAAAGTAAGTTATGTTTACTTCAAAAATCTTTGATGTATTAAAATCAACAACACTAACCGAATCTGAGTCAATAGCTAATATTTTATTGCCTACACTTATTAGCTGATTATAATTAACTGCAGATCTTGGCGGAAAGCTAATTACTTCTTCTAAGTTATCAAAATCAATACCTACAAACCATTTTGCCACGTATGATGGTTCTTGAGCGTCTTGGATAAATGCTTTCTTCACAATCCATTTTTTGCCATCATGTAATACCGCAGATAAGAAAGGCTCAGTAGTACCTGGAGCAGGATTGTTTGGGTTATGGGCAGTCCAATGTTTACCATCATAAGATGTTAGCCAACAATAATAAGATTTACATATAATGATATTACCATCTGTTACAAAACCCCATAGTCCGAACCCTCCACTTTGTACTTCAAAGGTTTCCGTATGCCATGTTACCCCATCTTCAGTCCAACAACAATAATTACCGCACGACATTGCAATAAGCAGACCCTTGAAAACTGCCATGCCCCAAGAGCTTGGATTTGCAGGCAACGTGGATGATTCCCAAGTTACTAGGTCTGGCGACTTGCATATTACGTTGCCATTAATAATGCAATAGTAGTTGCCATTATAGTATTCTATTGGATGGATGGATGAATTACTAGGCATTTGCTTTTCACCCCATGTGTCGCCATAATCTGATGAAGTGTATAAATGACTATTGTTGTCACTATCTACTCCTTTAACTATCAATAAATTATTTAGAATGTAAAATCCAATTTCTCTGTTCAATGGAACTAAAGTAGATTCCCAAGTTGCGCCATAATCAGATGATCTTAAAAGTTCAGCATACCTATTTATGGTTCCACCATCTTGCACATCTCCTACGGCATATATGTATGTGCCAAGTTTCTGAACTTCTCTATAATAAGGGGCTCCGCTTTCTGCTAAATGAGCCGTATGCTCTATTTGGGTTGTGGTTATGTTACTTATGTGCCTTACATACCCGTCGTAAGCGTTGTTGTTGGGTATGAAATACAATGTCTTTTCTTTTAGCACGTCAGCCGTAGATGATGCCATTTCGACTGACCCATAGTCGTTCGCTAGAACTGCCACAGTTGCTCCAGTTACATCCACTGCTTCAAGAAGCTGAAGCTCATTTGGCTCTAGAATTCCAGCTGTCGTATAATAGTTCTGTGTGGAGTAGGTACTTGTGTTTTCACCCCACACTGACACAATAAAATAATCCGTATTAGCAGGCGATTCTGGAGTGTTGCTTATTTTCCTGTAAATAGTGGCAATGTTCCCTTCAAGCTTAAAGCAGATATCATCCGCAGAAAGCATTTTTCCTAACCCATTGTCGAAGTAGTCCAAGCATGTCAATTTGGCGGTTTCGCTCCTTCCCGTAAACATGAACCTTCCAAAATAGCTCTGGTATTCCCCAAACTCTCGAGATATGATATCAAAATAACAGTCCATTTTTCCCATATTATTGGATACAATACGAATCAATGGTATATACTTCCCAACAGCATATTTATTGATGGCTGATGATGCAAAGTAATGAGCATGCGATGCCGCCGTCTTCCAAGAACCTTTGACAGTTACGTCTGCCTTTCCATTCCAATATTCTTTATCTTGCTGTGTTACGTGACGGATGTTGTCAGAAGGGTGAGCCGAAAGCGTCTCCACACTATTTTTTATTTGCTCTATTACATTGCTATTAGCCTTTCCATCAAGCAAACTTTGCAGATTCTCAATCTTTGAAGCTGGTATGTTTTCGTCTTTATGCCAAAAAGAATCCATCCAATCAGCATACTGAGCTGCAAGAGGTTTGCTACCTCTCAAAAACCAACTCTTAAGTGTATTTTTATTTTGAATTGCCATGTTTGTTTTTTTTAGATTACTTTAATTAAAAAAGCTAGCACATAAAAAGGAGGTCTATTTTCATGCGCTTCGTCACCTCCTTTGGTTGCTGTAACAGAAGGTCTCTGAATTAACTGATTATCCATATCCGTATCATTCGAGCCTATAAAACCATTATTTACACCAACGTTTTCGGAAAAATAGCTATCCTGGAAGTCATGCTTATGAGAAGGCATTTCTTCGATTGTAAGTACGTGTTTTGCCTCTCCACCTGTTGTGCCAATTTCCGAATAATCAATCGTTTGATTATCTGTCCTCTCGTCGTAACCAACAATAAACCTACTTCTCAAATCAGGCACTAATCCATACCCTTCTACTGTATCTCCATTACACAAATGAAAACCAGTAGGAAATTCAACATTAGACATATTGGTTGTTCCTGACCACATTATTATTGCACCCTTGGGAAGTACAAGGTTTCTAAGTGCTTCCACCTCCGCTTTTGTGGCAAGCGCGGAGATGTCCACCCTCGAGAAGCTAGACCAGTTCATGTTCTGAGATGCGTCCACGGATGCGCCGAATATGAGTTTTCGTTCAAGCCTATTCGGGGTCGTGTTTGTAATCTCTTTTATATAGCAGGTTGCTAATTTCGGCTGCTGGTCAATCTCCACAATCTCCTTGTCTATCACGACAGCTCCAGCAGATATTGTCGCAACTCCAGCCACCGTCGTTTCCTCGCATCCGTCTATTATCCACTTTCCGTCCCCCAGCATTGCACACATTCGTTGCACCGTAAAAATCTGATTCTGTATGAAATTCAGCCCCTGTGTGGAAAGCGGGTATCTGTTCGATTGTAAGTAATTTGCTCTGTTCATATCTCGTTTTTAATTAATGTTTAATCACCATTTAAAAGCTTTCGTAAACTGCTCTTTTTGACAGCAGTTTGTACATGTTTACCAAGTGTCTGACTCGGTTCATATAATCCACATTACTGAACACCTCGGGTGGACATTTCACGCAAAATGGGGTTGTTTCTATAAGGACGTAATCTTCGCTCCAGACTTGCAGTCTGTCCTCTGATTCCTCTGAAGTAACCTTCAACTGGTCGTATGGAAACTCTATCTCGCTCAAGGCATAGACCCATTCGCTCGTTGCAGAGATGTCTTCTATCTCGAAATTCCTCGAACGGAAGGGGAAAGCATCATTGAGCACAGCCCGAAGGTAGCAGACTTGTCCTGTATGTTTTAGTCTATATAGATTATCATCCCTATTCGATGTGAATTCGGAATGTTTCAGTCGTATTCCCTTTGTCGCACATTGTAACATGACGATGGCGATAGGTTTTCTAACCATTGTCGGAAGCAATAGCACAACAAGTTTCTTATAGTCAATTTGAAACAGTCTCATACGCCATATAATTAATTGTTAGATCCGAATCCTGAGCTATATTATAGTAGCCTGCATAAGGGACGGCATACCCACAGACTTCATTCCACACAGATGAACCATCCACACATGTCTGTACCATAACAAGCTCCACCATCACGACACCATCGACAGCCTGCACCGCATCAATTAGTGAATCATTCCTGTATTCTCCGTTAAATGGGAGAGATGCAAGAAAATTCCTCACGCACTCCCGTACTGGTTCTCCTCCTGACACGATGCCTCCGCCTTCGCTATCCAGTACCATCGGATTGTACCATATCTTCAATGTCGCCCTGTAATGGTCTGCAGCTACATTGCGTATGCGAAGCACCACGCCCGCGTCTTTCACCTCCTTCATATATGCCGTCAGTCCGGCCTCTTCTGTTGCGGATAGTTGTGCTGGTGTTCCACTCGCTACTTTCAGATATACAATCGCATTTTCCTCCACTGCTGCCGCATTCTTCACCACCAGAGCGGCATCGAGCTCATCGTCGGAAAGGTCTTCTGCGTAGCCGTCCGTACCTTCCACCAGCGTGTAGCCGTGCCGGTAGGCCTTCGCCTTGTTCACGTACCACCGCAGCGTGTGTGGTTTCATCTCGTCTATATAGTCAGTAACCTCCTGTTTGTGCTTGTCGAACAGCACTTCGAGCGTCCACACGCAGGCTGCCACTACGTAAAAGAAGATGTTCTCAATAGACACCTTCGACAATGTAAGAGCATCCCCATCTGCAACATTGTATCTCGCCTTCACGGTAGTATTCGTCGTGTAGGCTTCGACCATCTCTTGTTTTATTTCTTCAATTTTCCTTGCCATATCTGTTTGTTATGAGACCACAAAGTCATATTCAATGAACCAAAATTCAATTCCTTCGCCATCCCCCGTTATAGTGTTTATCTCTTCGGTCGTTATCGCTGTCGCAGGCTTATATCCATTTCTGTCAAATAGTTCTGCCGTCTTCTTGTCCGCCTGTTCCGGCATCGTGAGAGGTTCTCCAGCCTGCAGTTCGTCAGTGATGCTCAAGCCGTTTCGTTCGCACAAGTCGAAGAGCGCCTCCTCACTGCCGAGCCTGTGTACGGACACATCCAACAGCGACTGCCTGTTTAGCGAATTTTTCTCCATATCTTTATTATTACGAGTACGATGAACAACACACCTAAACACGCCAGCACTTTCATCCACATAGGAATGTCCTTCTCCTTATACACCACCTCCTTGTTGGTTGTGTTTATATTCGTGTCTCGAACCTTCGCCAGTATCGCCAGCGTGTCGCATTCACAATCAGCCTCAAGCACATTGTTTTTCAGTGACAGACTCGCTTTTGCATTGTTTTTCCCTTTCGCCTCCAGTTTCCCGGACAGAATGCCATTCTCCCGCATCAGCACGTTGCCGAGGCTGTCGCATTCCATCAATGCGTGTATGCTTGCCGAGTCCGGCATCGTCATTAGCATAGTGTCACGTTCTGTGACGGTAACAACTCTTTCACTCTGTATCTGCCTCGTCTTGCAACTGCCTACGCACAGGGCAATTGTCAGCATGAGGGCAATCGCCGATGCGGTCGAGTGCCTTTTGTAATTTCCGAACGTCTTTCCGTAATGCATTGATTTCCTTTTTTAATGGTTTTATAATGTACTGCATCTGTATTTGCAGCGTTTTCTCCTCGTTGTCCAGTTCCTTGCTCTTCGCCTCTGCGTTGGCAATATTACGTTCTGCCTTCAACTTAAATAGGCTAAGCAGGAAACCACCTCCGAACAGCAGGTTCAGAACAAGGCTAACTATCTCTAACGTCATAGTTCCACCTCCTTTCTCCATGCCTGCACGTCGAAGCACGGACAGTCCTTGTTCGCATATTCGTTGTGCCCATGTACAGACGCACCCGGATAGCGAGCCTTCAGAACTCGTGTCATCTTAACCAGTGCGGTTTTCTGTGCCGCTGTCCGGGTGTCTTTTGCTTTCATATTTCTGTCGCATCCGCCTATGTAGCAGATGCCTATGCTGTGCGCATTCCTGCCTTCACAATGTGCGCCTTCCATCTTTTCAGGTCTTCCGGCGTGTATGCTTCCGTCCCGGTATATCACGTAGTGGTAGCCGATGCATTTCCATCCGCGCAAACGGTGCATCTTGTCGATGTCGGTCACCGTCACGTCCCTCCCTTCTGGGGTGGCACTGCAGTGGATTATTATCTCATCAATTCTCCTCATATCTCTACTGTCATTATTCCGTTATCCGTGTTGATGATCTTCACCTCAACTCCACAACTGCGAAGCTGCTTTTTCGATTCTCCCCTCCAAAAAGGGTTTTCACGTCCGTTCAGCTGTGCGGATGCGAACAGCCCGATTTCAGGGAATTCCTTGAAGTCGCCCGGGTATGCTCTCAGAACCCTTTCTGCTACGTCCGCAGAACATTCTCCGACAACCAAGCTGCCATGTCTGACCATCAGGTCTCCGTCTTCGTCTATCAGCAATCCTTCCATCAGTGTGTTATTTTAGTGTCCTCATAATCCTCCTTTGAGAATGCCTCGGCCTCTTCCACCTGTATGGTTATAGCCGCTGCAGTGCCTGACTGTGATGTTGCAGAACCTGTTGTTGCAACCGTGTGCGTGTGACTGTTGTGCGACCTCACGAGAGCGTTGACGGTGTCTTTTAAGCCGTTGAGTTTTTCTGTCAGTTCTTGAATCTTGACTAAGCCATCGTTGCTTCCACCGTTGAAGACCACACAGTCTGCATCCACCTCTATCTTGTCTATTTCGCTGAACGCAACGCATACCAGCTCATCCTTCGCCCCTCTGCTGTTGTCTATAACAATGATGTAGCTGCCGACGGCAGGTGACACCAGTATCTTGCTTCTCTTTCCGTTCACTACAGACCTGAGCCTGACATCTGTCAGTTCCATTCCGTCCATATCGACCGTGCAGGTTTCACCTTGCACGCTCTTCACCTTTGCTGTGAAAGACAGTAGATTTGAACCGGCTATCCTTTGTATGCTCTTCCTTATTTCACTTACGCTGTCCATGTTATCTCAATTTTCGTCCGAGCGAAATCTTCCGTTTCGCCCCGTTTTGTCCAAATTCCACCTCAACGCCTGTGACGTAGTATTTCCCGTCAGTCTTTTCCTGATCCCGCAGCACGACACTACCTCCAGCCTTCACCCGAGGAATCAGCCATGCGGTGAAGTTTCCTTCAAATCCGCTGTAGTTCCATAGGTTGTACTCGTTCTCCGCAGCTGCCCTCCGCGACTTCGCATCTAGCCCGGATACACGCTTCGTTATCTTTTCCCCGCCTTCCGTTCCGTATGTTTCCTTTTCCACTTCGCCGTTCGGCTTGTTGAAGGACACTTCAACCAACACCTTCTTGTCTGCCTTGTCTATCCATTTCAACTCGTTGGCCTGCACATTCACGGACGTGTCGAACAACGCCGCTTTCTCATCCGCACGCTCTGAATAGACTGGATGTATGTGTAATGTTTTCCCCTCGAAGTAGATGTTTGCCTTGCACTCCTCATGGATCTTGTTCAACACATCCATCGCCGTATTGTGGAACACTATCAGTTTCGCTATCTTGTAGTCGTAATCGCACGTGATGGTGATGTACGGGTCAATCTGGCGAACCATGTCCGCAAGGACTGATTTCAACGTCACATTCTTGTACTCCTTGTCCTTCACGCTCTTCCTCATCAGGTAAAGCGCATCCTCACATTCTAACGTCAGTGAATTGTTGTCCCTCGAAATCCTTTTTAAATACCCTTTGAACTCTGTTTCAATAACGTCGTCATAACCGAGCTTGACCTCTACCTCGTCACCAACCCGTATCTTGTCTTCAACACCTTTCCACTTGTTGATGTACTTGCCTGGCATGGCGATTACTGCCGTGTCGCTCAGGTTAAGTACCGAAGTCGTTATCTTTAGCTCCTTCAGTGTCTTCACACTGTAATTGCCAATCCTTATGTGCCAACATAGCCTAAACATCAGTCTTCTATCAATAAGTTGTAATCATAATCGCTCACCGCATGTATCTCGAACACCTGCCTGTTCGTGTGCGTGTCCTGGTTCACAGAATAGCTTTTTACGACTATCCCGAAATCACCCCCGTCAAGGTCGAAGAGCTTAAGGAAATCACTCACTATTTCCAACCTGTCCATTTCGTCAAGGAGCCGCCTAAGACGTTCGACACCCTTGTATGGATACACGTCGTGGTATGTCGGTAGGCTCTCGTCGTAGCTTCCGTCATCAGACGAACTGACAACGGCTACTGATATGGATAGGTCAATGTCTCCCTCCGTAATCATCTCCTTCACCGTGCCTCTACCGTTCAGTACAGGGGTGGCCACGATGTTCCTGCTCCTGCTCACATTCACGACCGCCTCCTGCAACGTGATCGTGTCCGTCTTTCCTTTGATTGTTATTGGAACAATGAGGTTGTATCCGTACAGATCAGTCCCTGACACGAGTGGATAGGGGCTTTCCCCGTTCTGCTGCGACATCAATGCCGAATCCTCCATTTTCCCTGAGGCGTTTTCGGACAACTTGACGACTCGTAGTCCCGAGACCATGTATTTTGCGCTTGTGGCTATCGTTGCCGGAACAAGCCGCAGATTCGGTATGATGGGTTCTTTGACCATATCAGTGTTTTTTTAGAGCCGGATGCCGGACTCGAACCGGCTTCTTGCGCTTACAAGGCGCATGCACTTCCTGTCGTGCTTATCCGGCATAGGCTAATGTGCCGTCTCTGCCATCCCCAGTGTGCGTGCCATCAGCTCCCGCAACTGCGTTTCGATGTCATGCACATTATCTCTCAATCCGCCGTTGAAGTTCATTGTGCCTACCATGTTGCTTAACTTTATGGTTATCTGTTGCGCCTTGCCTGCACTCATGCCCGCAGAGCTTCCGATATTTCCACCCGTAAGGTTTCCTTTACCGTCCGCCGCAGTCGTAGCTCCTGTTGATTCACCCCCAAGAACGCTGGTTGCTTCCCCCAGTTTCAGTTCTCCGCCTTCTTCTTCCTTTTGGTCTCTTCGGAACGACTCCGAGCCTTTCTCTGCACCTTCCCTGTAGGCGGAGGAAATGTCCTTCATCTGGTCTTTCGGGAACAGCTTGTTCCAGAGTTCCCGGATAGGGGCGAATAGTTTTCCCAACTTGTCAAGCATTTTGCTGAAGATGTCCTTCACGTGCGACCACAGGTTGGAGAACGCATCCTTGACCGGTTGTATTATCTTTTCTTTTATCCATCCGCCAACGGTGCCCATCTTCTCAACCATCCAATCAATTGCCGTCGATGCTGTTTCGCTGATGAATGTCCACACCTCGGCCACTATTCCTCCAATGGATGAGATTATACCTGTTATCTTGTCATGCAGCCACGTCAACCCGCCAACTATTTTGTCGTAGCACCACTTGGCGGCATCGGACACGGCATTCCATATCCCGACAAAGAAGTCCTTTATGCGCGTAGCCACATTCACTATGCTGTTCCACATCCAAGATACCGCCTCCATAGTCTTTCCAAATGACCACTTTGACGCCTTCCAAATGCCCATAAATAGGCTTTTAAATGCCGTAAGTTGTGGTTTTATCACCAGCGTCCATATCATTTTGAACACGGTACTGACCACTAGCCACACGTTGTTGAAGATTGCCTTCAGTGATTCCCATACTCCGAAAACGAGCCTTCTAAACCCCTCGCACTTGTCCCACAGCAACTTCACCACCGCAATGATGGCAGCTATTGCTGCCGCAATCCATCCCACGATGGGTATGTTCATTATGGCAACCCCTATGCTTCGACATGCCTTCTTCGCTGCAACCGCCATCACGCCAAACGACAGGCCAACTAGGATGGAGGATGGTGTTATAGACAAGATGCGGGTGTGTACCGTCACTGTCCCTTTTTTTACGTTGTTTACGAAACTCCCCCAGTTCTTTTTGCAGAAAGAGATGGAAGTCCCGACCCACATAAAGACAGGAGACAGGGCTGACAATGGAGTCAGCATATTGCCTATCTCGGCTATATAGGCAGTCGCTCCTCCTGTAGCTTCGAAGAGGGAAACCTTCATCTCGTCGATGCTGTCTTTCATCTTCGCAATTTTCCCGGCTGTTGTTTCGGCAGCTGTCTCAGCACCTTTATAGAAACGGCCGCCTTCTTCTGTAGCCCATTCTAACGACTGAGCAAGCATGTCTGCGGAAATCTGTCCTTTGCTCATCTCGTCCTTTAGCTGAGCCATGCTTTTGCCCGTCTTCTGGCTTATCACCTCAAGAGGGTTGAACCCGGCGTTGATCATCTGCATGAGGTCTTGACCCATGAGCTTGCCACTGCTGGTAGCTTGTGAAAAGGCTAATGCTAAGGACTGCATTTTCTGCGAATCCCCCAATGCAATATCCCCGATGTTCTTCAGTTTGCCGAATGCGAATTCAGCATCAAGGCCGAATGCCATCATGGTTTTCTGTGACTCCACCAATCCGCCACGGTCATACACGGTCGCCTTGCCATATTCCCTGATTTGATTCACGAGGTTTTCTGTGGCCTCCGCATCTCCGTTCAATAGTGTTTTAAGATTCGCTTGCTGCTGCTCAAAATCGAGTGATGTCCCCAACAAAGATTTAAACCCATCTGATACTTTAGATATCATATCTGTGATTGCATTCAGACGAAGAGACAAATCACCGAATTTCTTAAATTTCGGAGTTGCATCGTCCACGCTCCTCATGACCTGTTTGACAGCATCATCAATTTGCATCACACATTGATAGGCGTTTCCATTAATGTTTATCGAAAAATTAACCTGATTGTTCGCCATTTCGTTTTTTTTTACTATCTTGTTACAATTAAAAAACAGAAGGTCATGATACTAATTGCAATCATATTTTGGTTCGTTGTTTTGGCAGCAGCATTTGGTCTGATTGTTGGATTGTGCCAAATTATCCGTGACTGGTGGAAAGGAGATAAAACGGGCGGGTCTCTTCCTGGCCCATTCCGTTAATGCGTTTTCTTTCCTCCGAATATCACCGACAACATCTCTGCCTGGTTCCGTAACCGGAACTGTTCTATCCACATTGCCTCATTGTAAGCCTCGGCAAATTCCGCATTGTCCATCTTCTTTGGATCCATCCCAAGGTTCGCCCTTATTAGGGCATTCATCTTCATCAGCTCCCCAGACGTGTCGTCTTCCAAACTGATGGAGAATGCCCCAATCAGTTTTTTATTTCAGCAGTGACTCCTTCCTGCAACGCATTCATCTTTCCGACTGCCGCCATCAGCAAGTAGCCGTCATTCTGTATCTCCAAGTCTCCGCTCACCCAGCACCCTTTAACCAACTCCTGTGCGGCGAGTACTTCGTCCTGTTTCGCCAGTTTGTTCACCCGGCTCAATGTCGCAACATCAGGCCTTTTCACCTTGCACGACAACTCCCTGTCGCCGTCCTTTACTATTATCTCTATCTCTTTTTGCATGATTGTGTTTTTTTTATTGGGGCGGTTTTGCCCGCCCCGTGTTTACTATTTACCCCATTCAATGTGACTCACTGCAAGGTCAAGGTCTACGGCCTTGCTCGTGTCGCCTTCGCTCCAGCTGCGTTCGTTCTTCTTGAACTGACAGTTGCGTAGCTTGTCGTGTATCACAACCCCTCCTTGGTCTGGTATGTATGAGACGATGATGTCAAAGGCGGCAATGTCCTGTAATCTTCCGTTAGCCGACTTCTTCACCAATGCGTTCACCTCGCTTGCATAGAGGGTGATCTTACCGGAACAGGTGATCCTTCCCTTGCTGCGACTAACGGGGTAACGCCCCGCACCGTAGTTGTCTGTCACTTCCTGCTCGTCGCTGTATTCTATTCCGGTGATTCCTGTCACTCGAGTTCCCGCTATCGTGCATACGATGTCGCCCCAGCTGTACTCAATCCCGTTAATCAATGG